TGGATTAATTGTTTGGTTTGCTGCAATAGTTTTTAAAGCAACGGCAGTTTTACCGTGTGATGGTTCTCCTATGAGTTCGTTCCATTGGTTTCCTGGAAATCCTCCTCCGAGGACATAATCCAACGTAGTACTACCAGAGGTAATACGAGGAATAAGGTCGCTCCTAATATCAGAAGCAAGGACGACCACATTATTGCCGAATTTCTTGTTGAGTTGTGCAACAATTTTTTTCGCTTCATCATTCATTGCTCTCCTCCACTAGTGTTACAAACTTGCAATTAAAAATAGGTACTTCAATAAAAAGGTCATTATCCATAACAGAAGTATTTTTACGAATTAAAGTACCACGGTTAAAATCAAACCCATCAACAATTAATCCATGGGTATGTTCGCTATTTAACATAACAAAAAATGTGCTGTCTTCAGGATGTTTTTTTGCAAATTTTTGTTTACGTGCTGGGAAATGAACTTCCCCAAAAGGAAATTTAGGACCAGACCAGTTATGTTTTACTTCTACTTCGTAATAAAACCGACGCTCATAAGGAGTGTCACAAATAACATCAATACCATATTGATCTGGATTAACATAAGCATGATTTTCTTCATCGGTATTTAACCAGTTAATTATTACATCTTTTGCATAATCATTATCTGCATATAATTCAGGACTAAATGGTTTAGCCATCGATGCGACCAATAATTCCTTGTGGATTCCAATTACTTTGAGTGTCATTACCTATTGAGGATTTAACAGAACCCTCAACTTTTGCTCCAGTTAAAGAACCAAATTTACTTCCTGATTGTTGTAGTGGGTATCCACAGTCATAGCATCTAAGTCCAACGTTTGGTGCGGGAGACATGTAGTTTGCTGAATCGCAATCTGGACACGATTGTGTTTGTTTAACACTCTGCGCTTTTGTAATGGGTTGTTGTGGTATTGATGGTTCAAATTTTGTCATAGGTTGTTGTGATGCTGGCATAGGAATATCAGCAGGTCTTTGTTGTGGAGTCTGAGGCTGTGCTCCAAGTTGTTTAGCCCACCAGTCTGAGTTACTCATTTTGCTTCTCCCCATTTGTTTACTATTTTTACATCTGCAATAAGTGGAACTGTAATCTCTGGAATTTTTATACCTTCCATTGATTCCCGAATTGCTTCGGCTACCTCTTCTGCGATGTCTTCACGAGCAACTGTAACCAATTCATCGTGTACAGTCAAAATTACTTGAGCCCCTGGTTCGTCAACAAAACAAGAGTGTGCTCTTACCATTGCATATTTCATTAAATCTGCAGCAGATCCTTGGATAATTGTATTAAAGGCCTGTCTTTCTGCTCTAGATTTTAATCCTTTATCTGTGCTCTGAAGATCTGGAAGGTAACGTTTTCTTCCATAAAGAGTAGTCACGTAGGGGGTTGGACGTTGTGATAAACATTGTCTAATTACTCTTGCTCTATATTTTCCAATAGTATTAAATTGTTCGGCAAATCTATTTAATAAATCTTTAGCCTCTGAAACTGAACAGCCAATACTTTGTGCAATTTTTTCAGGACCAACACCATATGCAATAGATAAAACAAGAATTTTACCAGCCTTTCTGTTTACTCCCATTGTATTTCCAATAGTGGTGTATATATCTTCTCCATCTAAATAATTTTTAACCATGATGGGGTCGTTAGAAAAAGACGCAATAATACGTGGTTCAATTTGTGAGTAATCAGCAACAATTAATTTGTAGCCTTTTGGAGCAATAAAAAGATTACGGATTAACTTTCCATACTCTCCTTCGCCTGGAATATTTTGTAAATTTGGATTACTACTAGAAAATCTTCCAGTTTCTGCACCGTGTGGTTTAAAATCAGTGTGTACTCTTCCATTAATTAAAAAACTTTTTTTATCAAAAACTTTTTCTTTACCCATAGTAGTGCGTGTTATTTCTCCACCTAAATAAGGCATTACATAAGTAGTCATTAACTTATTTAAGTCTTGATATTCTAAAATTGCATCTACCAATTCATCTTTAGTTCTATAAAATTCAAGAGCATCAGATGATACAGAGTAATGATACATAGTTAAGTTAGCAGGGTCTGTTGCGGCAACGGCCTGACCCCTTGCTGTAAGAGCAATCTTAACTTTTAAATTAGGTTTAATTCCACGGCCTTCTGGTTTTGAAGAAAATAACACTTCTTGTTTTTCTTTTACAGAATTCATAGCAAAGGCTTTGCCAGTTATTTTCCATGCTCTTGCTTTAGCATCATCTATATCTTTTTCTAACCGTATTTTTAAATCAGTAAGTTCTTCAACATCTATTGTTGCCCCAGTTAATTCCATATCACACAAAGCAGCAATAACATCCATCTCTAAATCCCATACTTTTTTTAATCCGTTTTGAAGTTTTGGATAAAAAGTTTTATAAAGATTCCATGTAACTTCTGCATCAATACCTGCATACTTTGCTACAACACTAAAAGCATAGGCTTCAACCTCTGCACCAACTCCTTTTTCAACCTTAACACTTAGTTCTCTTTCAGCACAAGCAGCAAGATTTAAACTTATACGGTTACGACTATCTATAACAAATGCAGCCATAAGTGTGTCAAAAAAAGGCTTAGATGGAACTACTCCCCTGTAATACTTTGCTATAGATTTTAAATCAAACTTAACATTGTGACCAATTTTTAATTTGTCACTAAAAAATAATGGTTTTAATGCTTTAAAAACATCTCCAGGAAGTAACTGCTCTGGTGGTAAATCAAATATTGGTTTCCATTTGGCTTGATTTTTTGAATAGTCTTCATCTTTTAAAGGTTTACCTGCAGCAAATTTTCTTTGACCACTAAGAAGCATTTCTTTATCCCAGTGTAAAAACTCTCCGTTGGGATGTCCCATAGGAATTACATCGCTACGACCCTCAGTTGCTAATGAAATCCAAAGTACATCATTAACCACAGGTTGAATTCTATTTTCACCTACAGTTTCAACATCAAATGCAAATGCATTAACCTTAGAATAAAACTCAACTAATTCTTCTAGTTGTTCCTTTGTTGTAACTATGTTCATCATCCCTCTTTTCGGTTAGAGAATAGGGACCTGAAAACGGAAATAAACAGGTCCCTACTCAGTGGAAGCGTATTAGGCTACAGAACGAGCAACTTCTAGCATTTCGGAGCGAGGGGTCTCTCGAACTACTTCTGCTGTATACGGAACAGCGGCTGCTACAAGTTCTTGAACGGTTTCATCGTTCAACTTCCATTCCTCTGCAAGGTCACGACCACGAACGAAGTTAAGAGTAAAGTTCGTTGTAGGTCCTGTTCCCATGCGAGAAACTTCCCAGAACTCTTTTGAAAGAGGTCCTTTGCGCTCATCTTCATGAGCCTTACGAATCAAACGAGCAAGTGTTGGTGGTGCAGTTAAGATTTGTAATCCTTGTGCTTCACCAGTTAACACAACTACATTAAAAGCAAACTTTCCACGAGGCTTGTCACCTAAGACATCGCATAGTGGACAGTTGTTTCCTAGACAAACAAAAGATTTTTTACCCTTTGGGCGTTCAATCCAGTGTTGTTCGTATGAAGCAAACGGTTGATCTTCAAGGAACTTAACAAGCACTGGCTCCTCAGAGAATTTAAAGTCAATTGGATAATCACCTTGATTATCTGACTTTAAAAGTGAATCAAAAGCATCCCAGCCCTGTTGAACTGTGGTGCCTACTTTAGGCATAGCATTTTCATTGTCTTCATCCAACATAGATGAAGCCGCAGATGAATGTGCATCTGTTGGTTTTGTTATTGGCATTTATTTCTTCTTTCGGTAATGAGGCACGGAGAATATTTGTATCGCTGTACAAATTTAATTACTACTGGCTCTCTTGGTTTATTGTTTCTTTCCAACGCTGTATTAAAGCCTCGGTCAAATCGTCGTGTTGATTCCACTCGACACGAGCAGTTCCTATCAAGCCCCGCCTGTTGAACTCTTCAACAGCAGATTCAATTAACGCTCTTGTGTACACCCTATTACCCCCAGTCTTTTGACCTTTTACAGTCTTAGACCGAAGTCGATACGGTGCACGGGGAATAAACCCCTTGCGTTCCCATAAGCGAATTGTGACAATGGTTTTTTCTAACGCTTGTGCTAATGCACCGATAGTAAACACCTGAGTCTCTTTACCCGCTAATGTTTTAATAATTGGGTTTGAATCCCAACCATTACTCTCGCCGCTTTTACGGCGAGAAACTTTTGGATCTATTTCTCTTCTTTTCTTTTTAGAACCAGGGATATATTCAAGATCGGCAAAGGCTGCCTCTATCTCATCGTTTCCCCGTAATCCAGCCATGGTTAATTCTTATTTAGTATTAAAGCCCAAACAACTTTTTCTGGATACATTAATTCTATTTCTTCTTCGGTTAACTTTCCTTCATACAAAGCAGCCATCAAAGCATCTTCATCAATGATCTGAATAGTTTTATACAAATCATTTTCAAGACCCTTAGACATAATTACATTGTCTGCCATCTCTGGATTTATTTTACGAGTTACTCTGCGTTGTTTTTGAATTGTTTTAACTCCTTCAATTTCAGAAGGAAGTTCAACAAATAGATTACCGCTACCGTCAACTTCACCAGAAGTATCTACGTGTTCAAATATTTGTTCTCTAAGTTTTTTTAATTCAGATTCAAAAAACTCCATTTGTTTTTTTACAAATATGTATTGACGAGCCTGTGTTTCAAAGTCATCTTGACCAGCAACTCGTGATTGTTCTTCTTTTACTCTTGCCATGTTAACCCCCTCAAGGTCGTTGTTTCTGTAGGAAACCTATCAGACTTCCTACCGTT